GTGAAGGCGATAACATCGAACTCTTCTTGAATGGTGAAATAATCACTGTTAAGACTGATACCGGTAACTATGCGCTTAACACCCTGCCAACAGCCGAATACCCAACAATGAAGTTTGAACCAGACCCAGAGACGAATCCAATTGAGGTTGAACTCGGTCAACTCATTGCAGAGGTTGAACAGGTGTGTCAGAAGGGGGCGTTCCGGGAAAATATGCAAGGCGTTTGTATTATGAATGGCGTATCAGTTGCAACGGATGGGCATAGACTCCTCAAATACAACCCGGAGAATGTAGAGTACAGTGTGAACGAATCCGTAACGATTCCCAAAGCAGCCGGATCGGCAATAGTCAGAACCTTTGGGGGTTCGGTTGTGAAGTTCCACACTTCCAAGACCCAAGCTATGGTGTGGTCAAATGGAACGGTTTTCATAACTAAACTGATTTCTGAACGATACCCGGATTTTGACGGTGTTATACCGATGAAATACGATTTTGAGTATATCGTGAATCGTGAAAATCTCCTTAAAGCATGTAGCCGTATGAGACTTGTCAACAGACAGAAGGCACAGCCGTTGGTTAAGTTGAACTTCAAGGATAATGTTCTGACAATCACGACGCAAGACATCGAGACACAGAACACCGGTAGCGAAACAATGACCTACAAGGGTGATGTAAAAGAGATTACAGCCGGGTTCAATACGCAATATCTTATCGATATGATGTCGGCTTACGATGTCGAGGAATTGATATTCCGGGCAACGACACCGAGTAAAGCCTGGACGGTGTCGAGTGAGAAGAAACTTGGGCTGATTATGCCGCTTAGGTTGAGTGAGGTGTAGGATGAAAGATAAGAAGCTGGAGTGGAAAACGCCACTATTCCATAGTGATATAGATATGTTCATGTCGTCTGGGAATTGGTGTTACTGTGAGTATAAATTCCATATTTATAAATTATATGCAGAAGTAAGCGGTTGTGCAGAATACCATTTACATATAAAGACAATCACACCAAACCCATGGGCACTATCAACAAATAGCCAAATTGTGGTTACAATGCGAAAATTTAAGTTTGATTCACTTGACGAAGCCAAATCCAAAGCAGAAGAGATTGCGAAAGCGTTGGAGTTACTATGAACGAGAAGAAAGAAATCGTTTGGAACAGCGCCAAAGCCGGTTGGCATTCATGGGGTTCTGAGAGTGGGCTGGTCGCATATCTCCTTGGTGGAGAATATCAAATGTGCATTACTGATATAGGCAATGAAGCACCTGAGAAAGGCAAACCGTATGAGTTAACAGTCTATTTCGGCAGAATGAAGTATGAATTTTACTATTACCGTACGGAAGAAAAAGCAAAACAGAAGGCGCATAAAATCGCCAAAGTGTTGGAGTGGATATGAACACCAAATCAGAGTCATTCATGAAGATCGAGCCACATTTGAACCGGCTACAAACCGAAGTTTACAACCAGCTACTAACCAATCGAAAGGCGACTTGCGAAGAGTTGGCGGGGTATCTTGGCAAGCCCCGCCACGCAATCACGGGACGACTGGTAGAGTTGCAGGAAAAGAAGTTAGTCGAAGTGATTGATAAGGCTAAATCAAAGAGTAGTGGGCGTAATGTCAATGTGTATGCGCCACTGATTACTGAATATCAATACTCACTGTTTTAGAGAGGTGAAAGATGACAGAGAAGATGAGTATAACTTGGGAATTGTGCGAAGAATACGGCAAAGAATATTTAATGTATGGTTATTTGCCGTGGGACCCAATTCATAAGTATGCAATAAAGAAGTGTTGGATAAAAGATAGGTATATTTACTCATTATTTAAGCGTGTTGACGACTGCTATTTGAATAGCAATCAATATTTATGGGTCTCATCAAATCCGGATAATCTTGACTATTGTAAACATTTGGCTACTTCAGATGCGAAAGGGGTTTCTTTATTATGACTGAGAAGAAAAAGCACTTCAAGCCGTTGAAGTGGGAAGATTATGAGGACGATTCCGCAATGGCAACAGCCAAATTACCGTTTCAGTTAAATTATGTCATTTTTAGGTACGAAAACGACCCTAATCAGAACAAAGTGTACAGCAGAACTGAAGTGGATTTTGTTTACATACCATTTTTTGCTAAGGGCAATACATTCCCCACTATCCCCGAAGCCAAGAAGTTTGCAGAACAGCACTATCAGGGAGTTATGCAGAAGTTAGATAAAGCAATAGAGAAACTAAAACTAAAAAACAAATAAAGGAAACAGAATGAATCTAGCAATCATAACCGGCATTGTCGGCAAAGCAGAAGTAAAGGCAACCACAAACGGGACACCGTACATCAGTGGTTCGGTAGCCACAACGCACGGGATAAAGAAAGATGATAAGTGGGAGAATGTAACCACTTGGCACAATGTCAAAATCTGGAAACCGACGGAGTATCAGAAAAACAACTTTACACCCGGAAATAAAGTGATGGTAATGGGACGAATCGAGAACACAGAACACGAGGGTAAGTATTACAGTAGTATCGTAGCCGAAAAGGTAGAGATTACACCGAAGAATGCAGCAGCCGGGATGAACACGCAAGATGACTCCCCCGGATATGGTGAAAAAGAAACAGATTTACCGTTCTAAGGAAGTATTATGCCCTCACAGACTTTGATCAATCGGATTAGATACACACCGACGGACAACTCCGAGATTGATGTTAATGATGTTCCGGCGTACATTAAGGCGAAAGCAGAAGAATATGGTGTTTCTGTGAGGGCGATCTATAAGCATATCAGCAGGGAGGGTAAGCAGTACCTTGTATGTCCGAGATGTGGAACTCGGAGATATGTTAAGAGGCAGGGCTATGATTATGTATGTCTGAGAGAAACGCCGGGTGATCCGATGTTCTCTAGATGTTGGTATCACTTTAACATTGCCGAAATAGCGGTTAAGGTATTGGTTAATAATCAGTTAAGTTTGTTTTAGGAGTATGAAAATGAAGATTAACCCGAAATATGAAGAACGGTATCTAAAGGATGTTAGACCGTCTGATACTATGTACACCGATTTGATGGATGACATTATGGATAGGGTTGTAATGACTAAGTTCGAGAAAGGGCTAACAACAGAAGAGATCGCAAATGTGTGTGGGGTCGATTATCACACTATGAGGGAATGGCTTGAGTACGGGCATAATTTCACACTGCACGAAATAGCCCTCTTGTCAGAAGCGATAGGAGAACCGATTATACAATTAACTGAAAAGGTTAGGAAAGTGAATAAAGAAATTAACCCTAAATATTTTACCAGTGAACATAAACTCTTAGAACGGACAATGAACACAGCTTGGGGTATGGTCTACGAGTTGTTTTTTAACCCAGAGATATTTAAGGATTACGATAAAGAACGGTTAGCGGAATTGTTCCAGAAGTACATGAGCGTAGAGGGTGAAATTCAGGTTATGTCGATGGGGTCGACTTATACCTATATTAAGTATTTGGAGGGCAATAAATGAAGTTAATAGAAACCCCGTCAGTCAGATCGTGGTCGTCTTATTCTGATGAGGAGCATTACAGATATTTATATCCATTTAGCGGGTTTTTAATAGTCAAAAATCTTGACTTCTATGTAAATGGGTCAAGAAAGACGGTCTACAGGTTGGGTTATGATTACCGTCGTGTTCCGTTCTTTGCGAAGTGGTTTAGGTTCGTTAAGTCTTACGCTAAGGGGTCGGTTGTTGAGTATGTAAAGCATTATACCGGTCTACCACTGTTTCAGCATGAGTGGTACAGGGTGAATGTGATGGTTCAAAGATACTTTAGGAGCATTGAAGAGATGTCTGAGTTTGTTGAGTCCGAAGAGTTTAAGGTAATGTTTAGCGAGTATAAAAAGATGAAATACGGCATATACCCAGTCGTGAACATTAGCAAAAATGAACGAAAGGAAAGAACATGGATAAACTAAATATAGATTTCTCGGTTGAGGTTGAGAGTAAGACGTTGGAGTGGCATTTGGATGTGAGCGGTGTTTATGATTTTATATGTTGGGCGGGGTTTGGTGGTTATTCAATCGGATTGGGGAGAGCGCAAGGGCGGTTAGTTTATTTGGTGTTTTACGATAGCAGAACCGATCTTGGCGTTTACAACACCATTGACGAAGCCAAGGCGGCGGCGCAACAGCACGCAGACGAAACTTTCAGTGAGATCATCAAGGACCATTTAAGGATAAAACTACTCTATGATGTTAGTGGCGTTAAAGGTGAAAAGATGGTAAAGGAGTAATTATGCCAGCAATCGAACAGCCGAAACTGGAAGAGAAGAAGTTGAAGTGGAAAACGAATACAAGTAATACAAAGTATATTGCAAATATTGGCTATCTCTATTTTGAAATAGTTGTTATGGCAAATGGTGAATCATATTTGAGGGTATTGACTTCTGAGGAATATGATTGTGGTGATTATACCTATATCAAAGATTTCCATAACTTTAATTCACTTGGAGAGGCGCAGGCAAAAGCAGAAAAAATAGCGAAAGTACTGGAGTTGTTATAAAATCCTAATGGCGATAGTCGGGTTTGCCTTTCCCCGGCACTCCTTACCCCGATTGCTCACACAGTCGGGGTTTTTTTATGTTCACAAATAAGGATAAGCGGGGTTAATGTTTATATTTGTAAATAGATATAAAGGTGAAATTATTAAAAAGCAAACCGATAAGACCCCTAAAAGTAAAGGCTCAAAAGCCAGAATGACACCGGCTGATGTGATTCACGCCCTTTGGCAACATACCGGATTTGTCACCTATGCGGCTAAGGAGTTAAAGACAAGCGTTAAGACTCTCTACGAGTATTTCGAGGCGTTCCCGGAGATCAAAGAAGCGTTGAAGGATATTCGTGAACACCGTCTTGACGTGGCGGAATCGGCTTTGCTTCAAGCTATAAAGAAAGGTAATGTGACCGCCATTATCTTTTTCCTGAAAACACAGGGACGGGAGCGGGGATATAGTCAGATCGATGAAGCCCTTAACCAAGTCTTAACCGAGGAGCAAAAGAAAACCCTCGACGAATTGCGTAAAGAATTAGCGAAACAGAATCAATAGGTGAACATCCCCCAATCTATACAGCCCCTACTCCTTACCCCCCGTTGGTTTCCTATCCCGGATGTGGCACGGAACCACCCGGTGCAGGCTCAACTGTTAAAGGATATGAGAGAGAGACGGGCAATGTACAGCATCATTGCAGCAGGTCGAAGATCATTCAAAACAGAGCGGTTCCTGAAGCGTGCCGCCGTTGTGTCTGCGATGAATCACCCGGGTTGCGTGGTGTTCCTTGCCGCTCCGACACGGTCACAGGTGAAAGATTTACTTTGGAAGGACATAAATAAGTTATTACATCCTGATAATGTTCTCGAGGTAAACAAAACCGATTTAATGATCGAGTTGACAAACGGGGCAACTATTAAGTTGGTCGGGCTTGAATCACACGAGAGAACACAGGGGCAGTTTGCCGATTATTTCTTTATTACCGAGTTCCAAGACTGTAAGCCAGAAGCGTTCACCGAGACTGTCGAGCCTATGCTCAATGATCGTAACGGGATAGGCGTGTTTGAAGGGCGACCATTCGGAAAGAACCACTTCCACGACTTTTATTTGAGGGGGGTAAACGGTGATAAAGATGTTCGTTCGTATCACTGGAAGAGTTCCGATATTCTCACAGCAGAACAGATAGAAAGAGCCAAGTCAAGTTTAGCGTTGAACGATTATTTAAGGGAGTATGAAGCATCATTCGAGACTGAAAGCGGTTCACCGTACTACGCTTATTCACAACTGAACAATACTTCTTTTACTTATAATCGGAATCTACCTCTTATCCTTACTTGCGATTTCAACGCTACTGAAAAGCCAATGTCGTGGGTATTAGGTCAAAAGGTACTGATAAACGGGCAAGACTGCGAAGTATGGTTCAAGGCGTTATCGTTTCAGTTCACCAATACGGAAATGATGTGCAAAATACTTGACGAATATCTGGTAAAGATAGGTTACCCGTCTCAGATGTTCGCATACGGTGATTATGCGGGCAACCAACACAGGACTAACTCAAGCGTAACCGATTGGGAAATCATCCGTAATTTCTTCAATAGGAAGACACGGTACAGCGAGAAACTACGGGCTTGTAAGTCTATCCGTGATTCAATAGGTGCAACGAACGCAAGACTTTGTGACGCTAATGGGGTTCGTAGGCAATTCGTGGTTTATGATGAATGCCGGGGACTTGTTGACGATTGGCAAAAGTGTAGTTGGAAGAGTAACGGTAGAGAGCTTGACGAAAGAGACCCGCTAAGGGGGCACGCTTGTAGGGCGGTGGATTATTACAACTATTATGAATACGACCTTGATTCAAGACAAGGCAAAGTTCACAGGGCTATTTAATAAAGGGAAACCAAATGAGCGCAATACAGGTAATGAGTAATTTATACAGTAAAATGATGCGGGAAAGTGCAGAACTCTACTCCGCTAAGATCGCTGAGTTCCGGGCAATCTATGAAAACGATTGGGAGATTATCCTTGACCTATTGGGTAGATATTTCCTGAATAAACCCTACGCAAAAGAGACAATGGATAAAATGTTCTTTATGCACCGTGACGAAGTGCAGAAGATACTCAGAAGAAAGTGTGCGGGTATTTATGACCAGTCACCGGATCGAATCCTTTGGGAGAACGGTAATGAGACGGCGCAACCAGATGAAGCCTTGCCGTATGTTCTCGAGGAAGCCGACTATAACCGGGTATGTTACGAGGCACTACACCAAAGTAAGTTCTTCAATACTGTTATAGCACACCCGGTATGGCGTGATGGAAAAGTTCAGATCGACCTGCATACAGCAGAATCAGTACAGGTAGAGACAGGACCGGAGTTTCTAAAGATACAAACAATAAAAATTGTACGATTAACAGAAGTAAACGGTAAGAAAGAGATCATAAAAGAATACTGGTCTGAGACTGAACACTACTTATTAGACGCAAACGATAATAAGATACCGGTAGAGGGAAATGAACAGATGGTCAACCCTTATATTCAGGCTGGGACTAACCTTGGGACTGAGTCCCTGCCATTCGTGATACTGAGAGACCGGACACAGTACGACTTTTGGGGTGAACCGAATTGGGATTTATTCCTTTATCAGTTACAGGCTGATATGGATTTGACAGACACGAAGTTCGGGGAGAAGTTCCTCAAGTTCCCTATGTTAGTTTACACCGGTAACCTGCCAGACGGGTTAATCATATCCCCTAATAAAGCAATCGATTTAGGTGTATTGGGAGGAGTTCCCGGTACAGCAACATACTTGAACCCGCCTACTGATTGGGTGAATATCCGGGAGAACGAGACACACCAACGGGCAAACATTTACAGCGCTCAAGGATTACCGGAAAGCAGTGCAAGTATCGACGGTTCGGCGCCAAGGCAGGTCGGGTCAAAGATCATTGACGAAGTGGAATTGAAGGAAAGCCGGGATAACGACAAAATGAAACTTGTCGGGTTTGAACGGGAACTCTTGCGCAAAGTGCAGATGGTAAACAACACTTACGAAACCAGAAGTAAGTATAAACTTACTGATAAATCAGACTCGTTCTTTGAGGTTCGTTTCTCAGAAGCAACACCAAGCGAGACAATACAGGATAAGATCGCCCGTAGAGAGTACGAACTCAAGTACGGCATCCGTTCTATTGCCGACATTGTAGCCGAAGAACTACAGGTTAGCCGTGATGAAGCAATGGAGATACTTGAGGAGAATAAACAACTAAATACTCAGTATGCGCCACAACAGCAGGGACAACCGGTAAGCCGGACAAGGCAGCGTTTAGAAGAGTTGAGGGGAAATGCTTAATCTTAATGAAGTGCATTTAGCTGATAGTTTAGAACTGTTAAGGGATATTCCTGATAAGTCTATCGACCTTGTTTTGACAGACCCGCCTTATAATATCCGTAAAGCAGAATGGGACAAATGGAAAACCAAAGAAAGTTATGTCGAATGGTGCGGGCGATGGTTGAAAGAGTGCCAAAGAGTGTTAAAGGACAACGGGTCTTTTTATTTCTTCCATAACGATATGACACAAATCTCAATGCTTATGGAGTGGATAAGACAGAACACAAGGTTTATATTTAAGAGTATGGTAACAATAAATAAGACTAGTAATAACTATATCATTGATTTATACGGATCGCAAAAACATTTCCGTAATTATCTCAATATTGCTGAATACTGTTTGTTCTATACCTTCCAAGATGAAACTGGATTAACAACCGTTAAACTTGACCTTAATAATTTCCCAACATTAAGGGGGTATTTCAAAGAATACCAAGAGGCGTTAGGGATAAGTAAAAAACAGATTATAGATGCAATTGGGCAAGGGGCAGACCATTGTTTTAGGTGGGGGTCTTCTCAGTGGGATTTGCCAACAAAAGAAACTTATACAGAACTTGCGAAGCTACCGCTTAAAAGTGAGTTCGTACGCAAGGAGTATGAGTTCGTACGCAAGGAGTATGAGGACTTACGCAAGGAGTATGAGGACTTACGATATACATTTAATGCTAAAGAAGGGTTAGAGAATGTTTGGGCGTATGAGTTCCGAACAGAAAAGCACGGACACCCAACACAGAAGCCGCTTAAACTAATTAAGGATGTAATGACTTACTCAAGCAACGAAGGCGACATAGTTCTTGACCCGTTTATGGGTAGTGGTACTACAGCAGTTGCGGCAATCGAGTTGAACCGAAAGTTTATCGGTATTGAAAAAGTGCCTGAATACAAGACAATAGCAGATAAACGAATACAGAACGCAATCGATAAAAAAGGGCTATTTAGTGAGGTTGTGTAATGCTACCGTTTGACTTTGACGCAAGAGAATCAGCCGTCACCGAGTTTTTCGATGACCTGAAACTAATAGAGAAGCAGTTCCTTAAAGACCTTGGATCGTTAATCACAGGTAAAGGAAAGATCGAATCAGAGACTTTACGGGCTTACCGTTCTGCGTCTCCGGGGCAACTATCCGTAATTCTCGGACAATTGGACTTCTTTACCGTTCTTGATGATTACCCTTTGGAGGAAGCAACAGAGAAGTATTTAACGAAATACTCGGATGTGATTAAGGAAATGCGGGCTTATGCGGAGCGACGGGGGTTAAATGTGTCAGGGGTAAGTATAGACCAGTTGGATACGCTGATAGACCTTGAGACAGACAGCATACTGAAACGGGCTTCGGCATATAGTGCAGACATAAAAAAAGAGATGGTCCGCACCTTCATTGCCGGTACGGATCGGAATGAGATTGCTAACCGCCTTTATACTCAGATAAGCAAGACAGTTCCCTTCACTCCTCATTGGGCGCGGGTAGCAACATATCAAGCATTCACAGCGTTCAGGGCTACCACGATAGACAAGGTAATGAGTACCGACACGGATACGCCAGTACGGTATAACCTTTTGCACCCGCAAGACGACAATAACCGGCACGCCTGTAAGGTGGCGATAGCAATCAGTAAGAAGAACCCTAAAGGATTTACAAGGGCTGAAATAGATGCGGGGGCGTTAGGTGCACAATACACATTTGAGAATCTGGGTGGGTTTAATTGCCGGGGGGACTGGGTTCCAACGCTTGAGAGTGTGAAGGAGGCGTTGTGAATACCGTTAAGATCGATATAGCGGAGAATTTACGCAATGTAATTCAGATCACCAAGACACAGCTTGAGAAGATAGGTCAGTACTTCGTCGGTAAGATTCGAGCCGATGCTCTTGACGGTAAGATGCAGAACAACACGGCTAATCATTCGTACAGCCCGGCTTATGCGAAGTTAAAGGCAAAGGGAATGACGACACAGAGGCGGCAACCAAAAGGTGAACAGCCTAAGAAGAAACGCAAGTCAAAGAAACCGCCTAAAGAAAAACGGATGGAACAATATAAATCACTCCCCTTGAACCGTGACACGAGTAAAGTAAATTTAACACTTACCGGAAAGATGCTAAAGTCGTTGGATGTGATTAAAAGCAAAACTACTTACAACTCCGTTACTCTCGGTTATGGTCAAGATCAATCTGGTAAGGTATTAGGCAACAAGGCAAAGGGGTACGATGTCACTCAGTTATCAGATGAAAATATAGCGATTGCAAGGGAGTTAATCGAGACGGCAATCAAAGAGAACCTGAAAAACTCTAGAGGTAAGAAGCAAGTCATTAAGATATAGTTCACAAATATCAATCAATTACTTTATAGCGTATCTTTGCATAAAGTTTTATAACAAAAAAGGGTTTTAGGTTGGACGACCAAAACAATGGACAACAGCCGGACGGCGAACAGAAACAAGAACAACAGGGCGAACCTAAGCAAACTACGGATGTAGT